CTCTAATGCCCAATACGAACTAGAACCCTTAGCTATGTAGTGACCACCATCTGCATCCTTCCAATGCAGTCTCTTATCACATGAAACACACTGGACCATGCCATATTCATCTGCGGCTGATATTCTTGCCAACTTTTGTATCGCTGTTAAACATTTAGAACGCAGTGTTACGGCCATAAATACTCTCCATTTTAAATAAAAGCCTTTTTATATAAATGAGTTTCTAATCCTAAAAAAAGATCAGACATAGGTAGCAGTTGGTGGTATTTCATTTTACCTACATGTTCACGCTCATCTAAACCATTACTATTTTGCCCTTTTTGCTTTATCTCGCATTTGTCCCAATAATCTTTTTTCCTATGCCAGCCCATAAACTCGACACTCTTTGCTTGCGTTTCTCCCTTTGGGATTAGCACACTACTAAACACATAGTAATGGCAGAAACTTTTCTTTTGGTACAAGGCGACATGAGTATCATAATCACGCTCACATTTAACAGTTCTTTGCTTGGCTTTAATATCTAATGTTGCATCACCAACTTTAAAGTCATAATGATAAGAAGTCTTTGCTGTATAATCATGCTCTAACATCAATTCATTTAAATAATCTTGAAAAATTATTTCAGCTAAATTACCAACATATTGACCAGTTCCACTTTTAAGAATGGTTTTACTATTGAATGCTGACCCAGATGATTCTTGCCTAGCTTCAGCGTTTTGTTTTTGTGTTGGAAAAAACAACATTTAAACCTCCATTATTTTTCATTTTACCATACCCTGTAGGGTAGCTTATCTTTTTGCTTAAACGCGCTGAAACAGCCCTTAAAACGCCTCTAATGGCCCTTCCATGACCCTTACCGTGACTACTTCTTGGTTTTCTTTTTTTGTCGATCCCATTCTGCTTGTTCATCTTGTACTAAAAGCCAGTATCCACTGCCTAATACGACCATGATGGCAAGCCATGCAACTCCGCATATATATTCCATATTATTTCTCCTTTATTTTTCCGTAAGTTCTTTTGATGGAAAGGGAATATGTACCCCTGTACGTTCTACTAAGCCCCGATTGATAGCATCATAGACTTTGGCTACTTTGTCGGACTGTATTTCTGTTGTTGATTCAATAGCAAACATTGTGTTTTGTATTTGTTTCCAAAATGTTTTAAAAGATTCTTGGGTCCACGGTATTTCAATGTCACCTTTTATGAATTTAGCGTTCATCTGGTGGTAGACCCCTGCATCGTTTAATCTTTTAGCGGCTTCTCTAAAGTAAACCTCAAGTGCGGCTTGTTGTTTGGGTGATCGTGGCTTCCCAAAAGTGTAGGTAAACGTAATGTATTGTCTTTCCTCATAAAGTTTATCAACAAACTTCTTAAACATTTCTTTCTTATGTTCGTTGTTAATTGTGTATGCTTCGCCCATTAAAGTTTCCTTTTAATTAAGTTTTTTCTAAGCCATGTTTGCGAAATGCTTAAATGAACTTCAGGTTTTTCTGCTACTTTGCCTTTTGGTTTAATATGTTTGTGTCCAAAATACTTACCTTTGCCTATTCTTCTTCCAATGGTATCGACAGATAAATCAGTAATGTCTGCAATCTGCTGTAATGTATACCATTTTTGACGTTCAAACTTGTCAGTAGACTCGTCTATAAACTTAACTTCTTTCTTGGGTTTGGTTCGTTTCTTTTCTTCAAAGAGATGATCCCTAGCAGTGCCTTTATGTCTAAGCTTGTCACAACAATTCGTATAAGAAATTTCAAACGCTCTAGCCAACTCCCTTCTGTCATACATTTTCCCAGAGACAAGGTTTGGATTACTGCCTAGATACTGAAACAATTTTTTAGCGTTCACATGGTTCTCCTTTACTGAAACATTTCTTTTAGTTTGTTAATCTCTGTTAACGCAACCTTCCTTCTGTCTTCCTTTGTGCCAACACCTAATAGTTCTTCTGGTTTGTAAAGTCTATGTGACAGTGTACCACCTGACCCAGTAAATACTCCTGAGTTAGTCAACAATCCAAGAATTGCATCAATGTCAGGAAACTCAAATCGTTTGTTGTCCGACTCCTTTTCTAAATGTGTTAAGTCAAACGCCTTGTTAATCTCTTCTCGACTAAACTTCGCTATCTTTTTACCGTACTCTCTCCTAGCTAATTGTAAAGATTCCGAATCAGGCCATTGGGATTGCATACGCGCTACCCCGTAAACGTTTTGTAATCGCATAAAAAAATAAGCAATAGAATCCTTTTCCTCATTGTTAAAGGAGGCTGGTTGATTTGTTGTAGTCTGAGTTAAGCTTTGCATATTCGCTTTTAGAATTTCGTTTATCTGCATTTTGTTCATTCCTTATTTTGTTGTTTGTTTCCCAAGTTCTAACGCTTGCCTTCCAATCTTTCATCTTACTCTTGCCTATCATCCATCCTTTCGATTCATAGAAGTCAATAAAAGTCTGTGCGTTAATACCGTTTTGTCTGTGATTACAATATTCCATAACTTGTTCAACACTAGGGGGAGTGAAACGACCCCCTTTATTAATTGTATTATTAATTGTATTATTAATTGTATTATTAACTTCTATTATTTCGTTGATAGGGTATCCATCTTTTTGTAGAGAGGTATCTATTATTTTATTGGTACCCTCCCCATTAATTCGTATATACCTATTCACTATTTGCTTAGTACCTTCTTTGTATTGAAGTTGTACGTTAATGTATCCTCGCGTCTTTAGTTGTCCTATCCAACCGCTAACTGTGTTCTTGTCCACGTCATAAAGATCAGCAAAGTATTGATTGCCTGCCCAACAATAGCCTTCTTGCTTACATAATGCAGTGATCTCTGCGTACAACAATCTAGCCAATGGTTTCAATGTCTTGTCATACCGTACATCAGCAGTCAAGATGGCAAAATAGGCTGGCTTATCCATTTCACTCACCAGCCGCGATAAACTCACTGACTTTAACTTCGCAAGCACTAGCTAACTTGTTTAGTGTCTTCATGTTAGGTGATCGATGGTTATTTCTTATTAAACTTAACGTTGCAATGTCCAACCCTGCACTGATTGCAAGTTGACTTTGATTTAGTCGTAGCTCATACATAAAATGATCGATTGATTTATTGATGTCCATATTAACTCCTTAGTAGTGAATGCCGACTGTAAATTATTTTTAATCTGTAGTCAAATATTGTTGACATACAAGCAATGGTCGTTCATTATACTGTGACAAACAACAAAAGGAGTAAGATATGAGAGACAATCCAATACAATGTCCAGATGATTTAGAAGATCGACAGGCTTTTTTCTATCCTGATATAGATCCGTCATGTCCTGTTAGTGACTTTGATCATTTCACGGATAAAGAACGTGCTGAATATGACTTCGTACATGGGCATAATCCAAACGAGAAAGAAACTGTTGAGTATGAAAACCATTACGGTAAGTTGTATGCACAGTCAGCTAATCAACAGCATAGGAGCGAACAATGAGTACTTGGAAAACATTATCGGCAATAGATTGCAGTAACAAAGTAGAGAAGAAAGGCAACTTGTCCTACCTATCATGGGCTTGGGCATGGTCACAACTGATGGAGAACTTTCCTGATTCCACATACTGGTATGATGACCCTATTGTTTACGACAACGATACGGTTGAGGTTGCGGTGTCTGTCAAGGTAAAAGATAACACCCATAAAATGTGGTTGCCAGTAATGGATAATCGTAACAAGTCCATTGTTAACCCTACATCCAGAGACATATCAGATGCACGTATGAGATGTTTGGTCAAGGCTATCGCTATGCATGGGCTAGGTGCTTACATTTACGCAGGAGAAGATATAAACCCAGTGGTTGCTAGTGCCATCCTAAGTGAAGATCAAGCCAAAGAGATCAAGATGCTGTTAGCTGAGTATGAGATAGATGTTAAGAAGTTTCTTAGTCACTTTAAGTCTAGTTCAGTAGATGAGATGTTAGCTGTACATTATTCTAAGGCTATTAATGCACTGAAGGCAAAGGCTAAGTGATTGTCCTAGAACATGAGCAGGGAAGTAATGAGTGGTTTGCCGCACGATTGGGTAGACCCTCCGCTTCCATGTTTAACAAGTTCATTACATCAGCAGGGAAGGCTAGTACATCAGCCGATAGTTATATAAACGAGTTGATTGCTGAACGACTTACTGGTTTGCGTGTTCCTATCTATGTGAATGAGCATATGGAAAGGGGTACAAGGCTAGAGCCTGAAGCCAGAGAGATGTATGAGTTTGTCACTGACCAGAAAGTAACAGAATACGGGTTTATACTGGATGATTCTGAAGAGTTTGGTTGTTCACCTGATGGTTTGGTGGGTGAGGATGGCGGCATAGAGATCAAATGTCCTGCTGATTCCACTATGATAGGCTATCACAGAAACAATAAATCTTTTATCAACAAATACAAACAACAAATCATGGGCTGTATGATGATTACAGGGCGTAGTTGGTGGGATTTAATGGCGTACTCTGAAACTATACCCCATCTTATTGTAAGAGTGGAGAGAGATGACGAGTACATTGAAAAGTTAGCGGCTGAAATACAAAAGGCTGTTGATATTATTGTAAATGAAACGGAGAATTTAAGATGAAAGTAGGATTATCAGTAAGAATTGACGTAACAAAGATAGAAAAAGAGCGTTTATACAAAGGATCAAAGGGTACTTACCTTGATTTGACTACGTTTGTGGATACAGATCAAGTGGATCAGTACGATAACAATGGTTTTATTAGTCAAAGTGTAGACAAAGAAGAGAGAGAGCAGGGTGTTAAGACTCCTATCTTGGGTAATGTGAAGGTGTTCTTTACTGATGGATCAGATCAGCCCATCGTTCAACAAGCTACCCAAATTACAGAAGACATACCGTTTTGAGTAAGGATATACAGATAGGTGGAAGCCACTACAAAGACCTTGAGTTACAGCCCATTGATTACATCTTGGGCAACCAACTTGGCTATTGTGAGGGTAATGTGGTTAAATACGTTAGTAGGTGGCAGTCAAAAGGAGGAATAGATGACCTTCGGAAGGCTAAACACTACATTGATTTCTTGATAGATCATGAAACAAGAATATAACTATATGGTATCTTGTCCATGATTTAAAGTCATTACCTAAACGTATGGGAGGTAAGTATAATCTCGCTTCAAACTAATGAGGTTGACATGATTACTTACTTTCTACTTCTTTGTGTAGCAGGGTTGATTGCTATTGCACAAGAAGATTTAACAAACTAAGAACGTCCTTCGGGGCGTTTTTTTGTGAGGTTATATGAAGCATTTAGTCATTCCAGATACTCAAGTTAAACCTAATTCACCTACTGACCACCTGAGATGGGCAGGATTGTATGCGGCAGAGAAAAAGCCAGACGTTATTGTCCACATTGGCGATCATTTTGATATGCCTAGCCTATCATCATGGGATGTTGGAAAAAAGTCGTTTGAAGGCCGTAGGTACAAAGATGATATTGAGGCAGGAATCTCCGCAATGGAAGTGTTCATGCAACCCATATGGGACGAACAGAATCGCCTGATTTCAAATAAAAAGAAACGCTATACCCCGCGAATGATTTATACACTGGGAAACCATGAGAATCGTATCGAGCGAGCCATCGAAAGTGACCCCAAGCTAGAGGGATTGATAGGATATAAGGATTTAAAACTAGAGTCGTTTGGTTTTGAGGTTTACGACTATCTTGAGGTGGTCGTTGTGGACCAGATAGCCTACTCTCATTTTTTTACATCTGGCGTCATGGGTCGGCCTGTATCCAGTGCTAGGAATATGCTCAGTAAGAAAATGATGTCCTGTATCATGGGTCATGTTCAAGATAGAGACATCGCCTATGGCAGGAGAGCAGACGGCACAAATATTTTAGGATTGTTCTCAGGGATTTACTACCAACATGATGAAGATTACTTAACCCCGCAAACTAACTCGTCATGGCGTGGAATATGGATGCTAAATGAGGTTGCCAACGGTGGTTGCGATGAACTGCCAGTTTCTATGAATTACCTACGAAAGAAATACCAAGGGAAATAAAAAGCCCCCATGATGGAGGCTTGGCAGGGTTACAAAAGTTACATATTACAGTAGTTAAAATTGAATCTTACTTGGACGTGGACGTATTCGTCTGGGTGGTGGTAGTAAACGTCTCTAAGCTCCTTTGCAATGCCTAGAATGCGCTTGACGAACTCATCGTTGAGGTCCATGTCGTTGTTAAAAGCAAGTCTTGAGAGTTGTTTAAGGTCTTGTCTGTCGTGGCTAGTGTCATCAGAATAAATCAAAATCTCTGCATCATTCCCAATGGCATCATCACAACCCAGCACTGCTGGTAGATCTTTTTTCCATTCAGTAGTCATTACAGCCTCCATTTAGCGATAGATACCTTCTCGCCATATCTGTTGGTTACTGTTAGCCGTTCCGTTTTAATGTCATGGCCGTCTTGTTTAAGCTCACAAATACGCGCAGGGCATTCTAATATGCCTAGCTCCTTCCATGAGTTAAGGCGCGTTAAGGTGCGCCCGTCCTGTAGGTGGTCGAGTATGCGTTGCTTTTGAGTCATTACAGCGCCCCCATAATGTGTATTTGGTAGCCTATGCCCACAATTAAAGCTACGGCAATACCCAGAACAAAAGACGTTACATTGTCCATCTGTCGATCCTTGGCTTCTTCTTTCTCCCAAGTCTTAAGGGCGAGGTAGCGAGCGGCCCTAGCTTGTGCGCGTAATGATAAAATATCGTCTTTAATCTTGTTCATGCTGTTTCCTCCTCATCTAAAATTGAAAATGTAATTGTCACTCGCGTTCCATGTAAATCAACGTTTTCCTCGCGGTAGTTGCAAGTCATATTGGATGGCATTTCAGAAAGCCAGTGTGTGAACTCGCTATGTTCATATAAATCATTAGTTTTATTCATGCTGTTTCCTCCATGTTGTTTAACATTGCCTCATTGTATCCAATGACAAAACCGAACATTTCATCCTTACTGTTAAACCTTTTAAGGTCGTAACCGCCATATCCCATTGTTATAGAATGCGCATGGAACTGAATGCCCTCCGCGTGCGCTTTGGCCTTAGTTGCTATGTGATCATAACCAAAAGCTTTTACATTCTTTTCGAATAGCTGACACTGAAAAGCATAATAATATTTCTCCGCTTTACGCATAGGAAAACAAATTAAACGTTTGGCAGTTTGATAGTCTTTTTCGCGTTGTTCTTGAAAGTCTTGCATTTTATATATCCTCGCTTGTTGTTTATGGGTCTCACTACGCCCGAAGGCGTTTCGACTAATCCCCATTAGCCATCATCAGGTGAGTTAATCATATCTGCGCTTTAATTCTTGTTTAAGGTCTGCTAATTCTTTTTCCCATAAATCCATTTCTGTTGAATCTATTAACCCTTTTTCCATGTAATAAAGATCATTTTCATAATGCCCTATTGTATGGATAATATTGATGTCGCTTTCTTTACTTAAATCAACCATTGTTGTTGCTCCTTTGTTGTGTGTAAACATCCTAGTTTATTTATTGCCATGTGTCAACACTGTAGACTTAATTAATTCTAATTAACTTATATATAAGGCGAAGAAGGGCTATTTAATGCTATAATTGGTTAAATATTGACCAAATTGGTTAAAAAATGATCAATTAGATCAAGGGCGTAGAAATAAAGAATAGGAGACTATAAGACATGGCAAGACCTAAAGGAGCGCTGGGAAAGAATAAGGCCTTTTTACTGAACAGACTCAAAGCAATGTACGGTAAGGACTTCGACCCAGTGATGAAGATGGCACAACAAGCCGTAACACTGGATGAACTAGCCCAGAATGATCCCTCAGTTACAAACCAGAAGGAGTCAATCGTCGCATGGGGAAAGATAGCGGAGTTCGTTACGCCTAAATTAAAAGCTACAGAAGTCAGCACCCCAGATGAAGGCCTAGTTATCTCAGTCAATCGCAAAAGATACGACGGTAGAAACAATGACAATGCGCAATAAGAAAGGGACCCCCCTCCCCGAAAGTGGCGCGATGTGATGTATATATGTCCCCCGCAAAAAAAAATTAGATGACTATAATAAAGCTTAGACCTGATGCAGAAGACCTCATAGAAGCTCATATAAAGCGTTCTAAGGACTTTCTTTTAATAAGTATAGGCGATGTAGGGGTAGAGGT